TGTGTGGTTCAGAAACTTGGTGATATGGGTTTCGTGTTGGTCCCGGAGCTGCAGTTGCGTGGTCAAACATGCTTCGCGAGGGCCCATCTTTGGGATCATCTGCATATCCAGCACCATATAGATCCCGATTGACAGTTACTGTACCACGGTTGCCACCATAACCATCAAACCCTGATGCCGTATTATACATGCTATTTGTGCTCCGAATATAGTTCTGTTGGGGGTTGTACTGAGAGGTCATCTGATTCATTCTCACACTCGCAGCCGTGAGCATGCGTTCGAGATATGGTGCGATGAACTGAGAGAGATGGTTGGTGTCAACATACACACCATCCCGCCATCCTGTCCTTTGTGCAAATTCGGAGATGATCGACACAATTTCTGACTGACACGCCCTATCTTGGGCAAGATCACGTTTAAACTGATCAGCAAGTGCTGGTGATATACTCCCTTGCCTGACATTCTCATTTAGAATGTCTATGATGATTGTCGTAGTTGTGTCATACTGGTATCGACTAACTTGTTGCATCCAAACCTTCTTTTGTTGGGGATTGGGTTATTTTTAATAGGGGAGGTATTCAGATATTTTGTTTATATCTTCAGCATAGTCAGGAATGATAATTGATCCATCTTCTGAGATGGTCAAGAAAGGATTTATGGTTCCTGTAATCCCAGGTGATTTACCTGAGAACCCCACCATTGTTTCAACCACAGGAATGCTTCCATGGAAGCGCGCATCGCGTGCTTTGAGATTAGGAGAGGGATTTCTAAGGGCACCATTCATACGAATCTTCCGTGTAGAGAAAGATAGTAACATGTTGGCATTAATGATGGAGGTTCCAATCATGGATATATTAGCAATACCCCCAAGGTTCCGAACAGAATCATATGCTGGAATATTACAATACTTCTTAAGACTGTCTGATTTGAACCGATCAAGTTTCTGAGAACTTACATAGGCGCGCTTAAAGATTGTTGTAACAAAAGATTTGATTAAGAAATCATCAACAATAGCAAGGCGCTTATCATACAGATTTTGATGGATCATACTAACAAGCAAGTTATCAATCTCACAAAATATATATTGAAGAAGATCATAAATAGACTCAACTCGAACGCCAAATGCTTCTAGTCGAGATTTTACAATAGAGTCTAAGAAGAGGTCAATGCTCTCAATGTGAGTGATGGCGTGATTTTCTGCAATTAATTTTGCAACTGAGGGGTAGAGTATTTCCCCTAGCATCACAAGCCAATCTGATGTGGACGGACTGTGTAATTCGTCAACATCTAGATGCTCCCACTTTGAGGTGATATACAAGATATTGGCAACAAATTTCCGACGGGTTGGATCGTCAAAGATGTGCCGTTTAACTTTCAGATATATCGGATTTTTATCCTCATCTCTTTTCTCAGGAACCTTAATGTATTTAGCATAAAAATATTCGTAATCTTTCATATCTAAAGGATCGATGGTTTTAGAGAAATGCATGTCATCCATGTCCATTCCAAAACGTTGTAGTACGCCTGGAAATCCAAACTTACAGAGCAGATAATGGACAACTGTCGTGCTTATCCCTTTTCTTGGTTTCTTAGCATGAATTTGCGTATCAACAATAAATTCATTGTAGAGAAGTTTTGATGTAAGAGATTTTAAGGTGAAATGTCGAGACCTCCAAAAGGGGAGAGGTTTTTGAATGACTCTCACCATGATCCCATTGTCAATCCGTGAGAACACTTTTTCAGTTATGGCATACATGAAGCCATATTGAGTGTCTCTGATGATTAACTGATTTTCTTTTAGATAAGGAACATATTGATGGGTGGTATGAATAATCCCATCCATTTCAAAATCAAAAGCAAACAATTCTAATTCAGATTTAGAAATCTTTGCACCCGATCTTCGAGGTCCACTCACTTCATAGAGGACACGCTCTTTAGGAGATAAAGTACGACAGCCTCGATAGATCACCATGCCATCAAAACGACGGATGGCCTCTTTGAATGTATCCTCAATGAACCCTCTCATAGAGGAAACTTGCTGTTCAGGGTAATCTATAAGGAGATATTTATTGTAGGTAGGAAGGGCCTCACCAACAGCTCTGATGATGTCATCCATATAGCTTATCCTTCTACGTTTAGCCTCATGCCTTCTTAGGGAAAAACTTTATAAAGATCAAGGCAAGAGTGCTTATGGTGGTTACTGTTTTAAGGAGCAGATCCTGTCTTCTTGTAATTTCTTTAAGTTTAGAAGCTTTATAATCCCATTCTAATTTTTCAGCAGTTCTCTTATCTTCATATTCAGCTATGACTCTTTTAAGATGATCATCCTTGGTTTTTGCAAGTTGGGTTATACGTTTAATTTCTGATTTACAAGTTTCTTCTGATGCTTTTGAAAGTTTAAGGGCATCTTTATATTCTTCATCTTTTTTAGAAAGTTCTTTTTCATGTAGATCGCGTTTAATCATCGTACTTAGGTCATAGGGTGAATATCGAATCTCTTCAATAAACTGCTCTTCTTGTTCCTTCTTACGTTCTAAAAGTGTTTTTCTTAAGATACTTTTATTATGAGAGAAAGAGATCCCATCAACCACCCAGAAATCTTCACTTCCACTTAGTTCAATTAAATCTTTAAAAGAATAGATGCGTGTCCGACACGTTCTCTTATCTGCCGTCCCTTTATGATAGTGTATTGAGAATTCATGTTTTGCACAATGCTCTGGGTGATGGGTCACTGGAATGGATACAATCTCATCCCCAATCGCAAAATAAAATTCTGTATATTTCCGAAAAGGATCATTAATATAAACTTGGAAAGGTGTGGACTCATAAATAGCCCTATTGTAATAATTTGACGAAAAATGCTCGAAGAATTTTTCTTCAGCACCTTCTGCGAAAGGATGATGTCCGGTGTTTTCAAATTCTTTAAGTGAAATAATTTTATCAATTTCTTTGACATAAATAGGGCCTTCTAAAAGATCCTTTTGTTGAATATTTATAGTGAGATACTCACCACACTTCCCACCTGGATTCCGAGATAAAGTTTCAGGGCCTCCTGTACGATTACGTGTCGTATAGACCTGAATAACAACCCTCCCATCTGATCTCCACGGATAGAACGGTCGTACAATTGTTTTTACATTAGAAGAGTCTCTGACATAAATTGCTTCTTCAGTTTCATTTCTAATTGAATATTCCGAATGATAGTCGTCTGCATCTGTTTTAATATTTTGATTTGCATTATCCATAAAAATACGTTCAACATCGTCAAATTCATTAAGATCAATCAACCCAAATGCTCGCATAAGGTCTTACTCCAACACTGTAAACAATTCCGACTTTACACAGTCAATGGAGTAATATATATCTTAGAACGGTATGACTTTCCTAGAACACATACATACCGTATTCATTCATATAGATATATAAATAAGAGAGTGGGGAGATCCCCACTCTCTTATCTCTAAATTATGATTTTAACCAAGGAAGATCTGTAACCGTTGAGGAGGCTTCTAACCAAGGAAGATTGTCAATATTTGAAGATCCTGATGAAGGAGTATTCCATGGTAGGTCAGTACCAGGGATTTCTAACTCCCGAGACTCATTCATCAAGACTGAAAACTCTTCTTGTGTGAGATGATCTACAGTAGAACTATTTGCAGCATTGATCTTATCTGGATTCCAGATCGTGTGAGGGATTGTTTTATTTTGATGGGCAAAAACCGTTTTCACTTCTAACCCTAGAGTGTCGATCGTATCTGCAATTTCAGCAGCATCATACGACGTATATCCTTTTCTCACGATATTCGTAGCCATCCCAAGGCTATTCTTAAGAGTACCTGGTCCGACTGAGATCGCAACAGCATTAAGAATGGATGCCATACCTTTGTTTGAGATATCCCATGAGTTATTCCTAAGGATATTTCGAGAGGTTGCATTAAAATGATTTGTTTGAAGAAACCCCATGAGCATACATAAGATCCCCTCAGACGCTGTAAATCCTAAAAGAGAATTGAATAAATTTTGATTATACCCATAAGGATATGCATTACTGCACATCGCATCTGTAGCAATACCGAGAGTAGCGGATGCGATCCCTTTTAGAGCGTTTAAAACATTAGGATCTAAATTAATTGGAATATTAGGAATCGCTTTCCCAAATTCATCTGCAATTAAAGGAAGTCCCTCTGTAACACCTTTTTCAATAATGTCATTTGCAGCACCAACAAGGGATCCATGAGAATTGATAGACTTGGTTATAAACTGTCCAACTTTCTTAAGAGACTCTGGGACTTCGATATCATCAACAAGTGTATTAACATAAGCTTCTGCTTGTTCAAAAGGTCCTTTACCAGAAGATAAGAATTCAGGTGTGAAGGTTTGTGTTTTTACAAGATCCCCTGCAAAGGATAAAACGTCTGATACCCCTCGAGCAGTATTAACATCCCCACCCTTACCGAGACGCGCTGCAATGGTTGCTAGCTTCTCAAATTGATCTGCTGAGAGTACGGTTTTAGCATATGTCGTTCCAGGCTTTAGAGGGTCAACACCCCCTGTTGTAGAATTGGTGGAAAAAGCGGATGCTGCTGTTTTAGCTTTTGTATTAAAAGCTTGAAAGACTGGATCTTTAGATGTTTTTGAAATCTGAGGAGAGGTTGAAGAAGTGGTTCGACTTGCAGATGCAGATGAGAATATACTTGTTCCCAAGTCTGACCCAGATCCATTTGCAACGGATGCAGCAGTTGCTGAACTTGAAGGTGTTGATGATCCAAGGGTGGCAGCAGCTTGAGCATCTTTCTCTTTGTTTAAGCGTATAAGTTCTTCAAGTTCAGCTGTTGTAGTAGGAACTGATGACCCAACACGCTGGGCCATCTTTACAATCTTATCTGCCCTATTAGGAAAATTCTTTAGAATATAAGGTGTCGGTACTAATGCTGACGCCTGGGCATCCATGTCCTGATTTAACTTTATGAGGTCTTCTAATTCTGCCGTCGTGTTAGGGACTGCCCGTCCAACACGTTGTGCCATTTTTATAATCTTAGTTGCTCTACTTGGAAAGTTCTTCGTAACATAAGGTGTTGCTGCAAGAGAAGGGGATGACGTCGTTGATCCGATGAGTGTTCTGTCAAATAAACTCATGATACATTTACACCTTTAAAGATTATTATCGAGATGCATGGCGAGGAAGAGGCTTCTTACAGTATCGGCAGACCTTGGTCGTGTGGAAGGATCTACTTCTGATAAATTACCTGTCCCGGTATTTTCGATATCCGATACAAAAGAGGCATACCCTTCAATGTTACCCCCTCGAATGTTCCCAAGTTCTGTTGCAACTTTAATAAGGCCTTTAGAAACCATAATCTGTTGTTCAACCATCGAGACCGATGATGACGCATCTGGCTTTATGACCTGACCTGTCAACTGTGAAGTTCTTCGATCTGAAGTTGGAATCGACATCTTGTCTTCAAGAGATTGTTTAAGTCTCCGAACGGGGAGATCCAATATGAGATATTCTACAGGTGTTAAAAAGTAACGTTTGGAGACAGCATCATAAATCCTAACACGTTCAAACAATTTAAGATTCAATGCATCTGCAGCTTTTAGTAAATTATCTACCTTCAGATTATTTTTAAGATTTGGTGCAAACAGCGTTAATTTTCGATTATTTTTATTCACTCTTAATTCTTCCATCCAATGGTGGAATTGTTTATCATCTAACCTATCAAATAACTTCTCATATCGCTGTGCATTGAGCCCTGTAGGATCTGCAGTTTTAACAATCTGTAAAATACGATCTTGAACTTTTTTACGTTTAGGGGTCATACCAATCACTTTCATGTAAAATCTGTATAAACTATACCATCACCAACAGGCACTATAAAGATAAGGGGTAGCATATGCTACCCCTTATCCTCTCGTTGTTATATTAAAACATTAAAAATGAAGACTGAAGAGGCTTAATGATCCAAGTATAAACATACTCTTCTTTATAGAAACTAAACAAAATAAGATAACCTGTAATAGTAACCATACCAGATACAATTTCAGACCACCCCGTCCATCCATCAAAAAATCCACTATTAAGAGGAAGGCGCTCTCTTTGTTCATAAAAATAAAAATAAATGGGCCCCATTAGGGGATTAAGGAGAAGCATTCCTCGCAATGAGAGTCGAACCTTAGAAGCGGTAGGAGAGTTTGGCCACCACTGACTCCACCCAGGGGCTTCCCCAAACATCATAAGGACTACAATAACAGGGATCATCCACCAGTTCAGTGCACTGAGAGTTACCCACATAAGAAGGGCTGATGTCAGTGCCCAAATAAGAGCACCTTCAAAAGATTTACCAGGTCCAAGTCCACCTCCACGAGGGATGCGATACAGCGTACCCGATATTAGAATTGTAAGAACCCATAGTCCTATAGTAACACTCATGGCAAATCAATCCTTTAAAGTGTTAAAGTACATACCATTGAAAAAAAATAAGATAGGAGTGGGTTAACCCACTCCTATACTAAGGTTAGTATGAGATGACATTAAAAAGAGAATGTCGTCTCCATTTAGAAGCAGTGACTTCAATCCGGGTACGATTGTTGGTACCAAGTAATTCATGAGCATCAATGATGTTAAACAGTCTTACATTCCCTCGCGTTAGATACTTATCAGGGATGTCTAAATACCAGTCTTTACCGGTCTCATGTGCAATAACGTGCTTCATGCCAACTTGGTTCATGACAAGTTTTGCTTCAGAGCCTTCAGGAACGCGATATAAGGTTAGGACATTTAAATCTTTATCACTTACAATCACGATAAAATGTTCTTTAAGATAATTAGGATACACAGCAATGATATCTGTCTTCGCCCCCCGAGAGATGGTTTTACGAACACTTAGAACGTCCGTGATTTTCTCAGATTTAACCCAACCATCTTTATAAACAATTTTAGATCTAAGAGATGCATAGAAGAGTTTTCCACTCCCACTATAAGGAACAATACCTTTTACACACATACCTGTCTTATCTGGAGCCAGGTGAACTGTATGAGGAAAAGATGGGGGTGTGAGATAGATATCTCCTTCACCATACTTCTCTTTTGGGTTCTGTAAGACTCGCCCTTTTCGATCGATCACCATGACGTTATTATGCTGATAATCGATGACCTGGGTAGGTACCCGGGGGAAGTCTAAAAGAAGAGTTTCAAGCTCTGAAAAGTCACTTATTTGGGCATATCCAGAGCCTAGTTTCACACATCCAACATAATGAGGGACTTTTGTAATTCGCGTTCGATGATACTTCTTTTTAAGATCTAGAATATCTGAGATAATCTCTTTAGGGATGAGATGAAAACTGTCTTGTAATTCTTTAAATTTCTCTTTAAGACGAACATGTTCATCTAAGAGTTCTTGACGACCCGTCTTAGTTAATATGGATAGTCGTGATGTGACGATGTAGTCTGCTTGAGAGTATGATAGTTTAAAACTTTTCATAAGGAGTTGAATAGCATTATCCATGTCATTATTTCGAATGATCCTAAGTGCTTTATCCGTATTTTCGATAATGTTCAATCGTGCATCGACAATACGGATCGCTTTTGCAAGTCTTTCGAGTTGTCTCCTTTTAGTCCCTAAGATGAGAGAGCTTCTTCGTTTATACCAAACCTCTAGAAGAACGTTAACATCCACATCTATATTGAGATGACCATTTGGAGTACAATAGTTATAATTCGGATGGAAGCTTGTTGTAAATTCGATGTGTTGTTTTAGAGCATGCCATACTTCAAATACTGACACACTGTTCTTCTTAAGATACACAGTTGCCCGATCAGGTTCGTCCATGATATCTGTGATGTTTTGATCTAGAAAAGAGTTCTTCATTTTTCGATCTAAGAGAAGGGCTTGCAACTTCTCATACGCACTTTTTGAAGATCCATATGGGAGAGATTTAATATGAATCGTATCTTTTGTAAGTATTACTGATCCTGTATATATGATCTCGTGATCGAATTCCCCGAGACGATATGCTTTGAGAAGAGCGTCTTCATTAAGAATGACGTTATCCATATAAAAATCTGGGAGAAGCTTGGACGCATGTTTCCCTATCTCAAAAGGGTACTGGATGTCGAACCCGAACTTTCCAATATGATCACAGTATGCAATGGCAAGATCACACACCTCATTAAAATTTCGAGGGGGAAGTTTAGATCCATGGCCGAACCCGACGGTTGTATTACCAAAATACAGATTTGTAGGTATAGCAGGGATGAGATATAGAGGTTCGATAAATCCATCACTATTAAGGGTGATGGGTATAGATGCCTTTTCAATCCCCTTAAAGAATAAATCTCTCCCAAACTCCCCCATAGCAACATTGGTATATCGAGGTGCTGCATAGAAATTTGGGTCCGCCATATTACCGATAGCTTTTAGAAGTGGCGGATTAAAGACGATACCCTCTCTTGGTGCCGACTTGTTTTTAGGATCAGGGAGATATGCTCCAAGTCGAACGATCCCATCATAAATAGAAGTATCTCCATGAGGGTGATATTTCATAACTAAGGCAATGGCTGCAGTAGCCTTAATTGAGTCGTCTGTATCTTGAAGTGCCCAAAGAATTCTTCGATAAAGAGTTTTAAGACCATCCCCTATTTGAGGGAAATGATTTTTAAAGATGTCTTCTCCATATTCGATATGGTGATCTCTAATGAGGTCTGATGCATCGATTCCAATGGCCTTCTTAACTTCATATGTTTTCTGCACATCACTCATGTGGTTTCCCAATTGTCTAATTTTGGTCAAAAATGTGTTAATGAAAAGAGGTGAGGACACTCCTCTTATAAAGTGTCCTCACGTATTTGAATGTTATTGCAGCTTATGTAACCTTAGGAGGCGTTCCAACTTCCCATTTTTCTGGAGATAGTTTAATCGCCTCATTATAGGTATCTTTTGTGAGTGATCTTAATACCTGATCAATTAACCACTGCTTTTCCTCAGCACTTTTACATGCGGGAGCATTTCGAATTGCGAAATCAATCGCCATGTCAATATCAGGAAGGTTCGTTGGACTATGACTTCCAGCATCATCATCATCGACAATGTCATCACTGTGAAAAACCATCTCCTTCCCAGTCTCGGGATCGAGGAGTGTTACTGAAAGTCTAACAATAGAGAAGTTCATCCACTCTTTAATGAATATGAAAAAGGTCTTGATGGACATCGTTGTATTCGATGTCACCATACTCCGGTGGTTATTATACAGGCCTTGTGTTTTTGATTTTTGATATCCAACTCGCATACACCAGTTATAATGCTGTTTTGCAAAGGCTGAATTATCAATACCCAGACGATACGCAATGACTCTTAAGAGTCTTATGAGTTCGCTCGATCTGGATTTATTCACATCTTCTCTGGTGAACAGAAGTGTGCTCATGGGAGGTGGTTCCCTTTAACAAGTGTTGATGTAAAGAGATCAAATGTTGAGATAAATTTTGAAATCGGAACTCTGTTAGGACCAGATACATATCCTACATAACGATAAGCGCGTTCTAACAAAGAACACAGATAGATATAACACCATCCACTGACGAGACATATGTACGAGGTTTTTATGACATCATCGTCATGGCGTGGGATGTTGATGATAACACGTTCTAATTTTGTTGATACGTGTATGATGCGTTTACGATACCCAACTGCTGTACGAGGGAGTACGTTTAGACTTCGTTTAAAATTACCTTCTTCAAAATAGGGAAGGTTAAAGGGTGTATACATGATCTTATTGTGATGCATTGCGATGTATCCAAGATATTTGAAAATATTTAAAGTAGAAGGTCGATATCTAAGAGTAGACATTTCACGTGTGATATATAACCAATCTAGAGTATGTTGAAGCATGTCCGAGGGGGTTGTAGGGTAAAGTCTTAACCCCTCTATTTTTTTAGAAGTGGCACAGTGATCTGTGGTACCATAATTGTGTTTGCAGAAGTAATTTATGGTCTCTGAGTATCCTGGAATTTGCACTGGATGCTTGAGATCATGATAGCACATTTCTTCAGATAGAAGCGTTGGATGCATTAAGAAACTACTGAGCTCTAACCAGATAGATTTAAAAACATGTTCCATACTGTTGAGAGGTGAGAAAGAAGAGATGGATCGATCCATCTCTTCTATAAAGTCAGGTATGTGCTCAAATTCTAATGGTCTGGTCAATGAGCAGGTTCTTTCGTTTATCACTGTTTTTCCCCAGAAGATCCCATATCAAATTAACATCCTTCACAGAGGTAATCTGATACATGGTCCGGTATCTTGGGTCCATACATGTCTGGTATGTATCTTGGGGCTCCATGGTGCCAAGACCTTTGAGCTTCTCAATCTTAAAGTCTTTCTCAAATCCTTTAAGAAGGGAATAAAATTCCCCAAGAGACATGACTTGATCTTTAAGGCCATTATACCGCTTAGCAGTAATATATAATCTCAGATCTTTCCATCTCATACGGTTTAAAAGAGGAAGAAGCTCATCTGTTAGACGTTCCTTAACTTTAAAAAGAGGAATGACATAATCATCTCTGCCATAAGTTAAGGTGATGATGTGTCCAACATCGTCATATCTGACATCATCAGCACATAGGATGTGTTTAATAGCAATGGGGTCTACGGTGTGAACATCAAGATAGTACGAAATATAAGTAAGCTTCTCAAGAATAAGGGCGTTTATCATGAGCTCTTGGCTTAGGTTTATGAGGATCTCTCCAAAGGTGAGAATGTTTCGCATAAAAGCATCGAACACCTCTGGATGATCATTTAAGTCGTGAATTGTTTCGACCCGCTTATTTAAATTTTTAGGGTTCGGGTGAACATGCCCAAGCTTTATATTGAAGGTTGGACGATAAACATGATCACAAAACCATAACACAAGATCATTATAATCTTTAATGTAGTGAGCTTTATCCTTATCACCTTTCTTATATTGAATTTTGTAATAAGGAGGTGTTACCACAAAGAGTTTCCCTGCTTCTACAAACTCAGGACAGAGGGCGTACATATTACCTGTGATGATGGAGGCGATATGTTTCCCATGGGACGATATCTTCAGTAAAGTTAGGTTGTCACTCTACCCGTGCACTTAAGCACTGCTATGAGGTTTCCTCATATGCCGAGACTATATCTTCATCCTAAATCCTTAAGGACTCTTAGATGCTTCCTATTTCGAGGTCCCTTGACCCCTACTCCGCGCAACCGGTTAGTCGTTGAACGTTCACCACACTGCTGTCATCACGACATGTATAAGGCGCTTCGCTGCTGATCGTCCATATATCCATATGCTTTTTGAACTATCACGCTTGTCGTTTCCAACTACGTTGTAGTGCATGTGGCTTTAGGACTTTCCAGCAATTAAGGAAGATTCACTATGATTATTTCTAATCAGGTGGACTATAATTCTTTAATCTGCGTCTGTCATTATTACGAGTTTGTTATAATAGAGACTATTAAGATTAGGGTTATCAGGATCGAGTTTCAGAATTTTAAGGATATCGTGATACGTCCCATACTTCTTTTTACGGATCTCACGAGAAATTTGATCCCGACCCCATTTGGCAAAACCATTAAGAGATTTACCTTTCATATAGTAAATCCCCATCGTCTCCCCATCACGAAGTTTAGCAACCCCACGACCAGCAGAATCCCCCTCTACAAGAAAAAGCGTTGCTTCACTACGATCTTTAGCAAAGCAGTTTGCAAACTTATTAGGGTTCGCAAGATCTTTAAAGAGACGGTTTTCAACTTTAACAACAGACGCCCCATTTATAGACGCAAGATATTTTTCAGTAATATCAGGTTCTAAAAGAGCATACAACTCCTCAATGGAGGCCTTACCCTCTGCTGTCTTTGTGAAGTACTGGTTTAGATACTCGTTGTAGTCATCCCTAAATTTTTGAGAGAAGAATGCATCCTTTGTTGTCCCACTAAATTTAGCACCTTGATATTTAACGTTTACAGTAAGATAAATTGGGAGACGGTAGGTCTCTTTAAAAAACGTCCGAATAGCTTTATCTGAGATCTGAGTTTCAAGTCTCTCTTTAAGCGTGGAAAGGAGCTCTGAAATGTGATTACTAGAACCGTGGTCAATAGGAACCGAATTAACCATCCCAAGTTTAGCTGCTGCAGTGTCCTTATCATGATACAGTATACGGATATCACACATCAGACTATCATTGGGTGGTTCGGCATGTTTTATGAAATGATGGCTCCACACGAAGGGCTTACTTACCCCAAGATAATTGTTCAGCCATGACTCACGATCAAATGTACGAGAGTCAAAAATGATCGCAGAGTTTGCAATCGTATCTTTTAGAATCTTATCAATACCACTTAGATCTACAGTCCATACATTTGATGGGAGGGGTTTTGAGGATTGATAAAATTTAATATTGGTTAGAGGGTGAAAGAATGCATACTTTTTCATACGCTCAATAAGTGCAAACCATCCTTCAGGGCAATAAGACTCTACCCCTGTGAAAATGTCGGAGTCGGGCTCCAGTATGGTAAGAACACCTGTTCGATCGGTCTTGATGTCACGATGGAGATACTTCTTAGTCCACACATTCTCATCTGGATGGTCCCCTTTGTGAACATGGAGAGATCCATATCCATCTTTACCACGATAACTGATGGCACGATAATCTTGGGACAGTCCTGCTGTAACTTTACCCCCGACACCGAATTGCCCAGAGCTATACTGGTAAGCGCCTCCTTTAGGGTTAAATTTACCAGAAGAACTTGGCTGTGTAAGAGCACGCCACATGTCCCCAAGAGGGATACCACGTCCATTATCCCCAATGATAACTTGTACAGTTTGACGTTTAGGGTCAGGGCACAACATAACTTCAATCTGACCATGTTCCCCTTTTAAAAGAACTTCGTCACCAGAGTTATCAAGAGCTTCAATAATAAGATGAGAGATACCCCGATGCTCGGCATCTGGAAGATATGCAGAAGGAGACTGTCGCATGATCGCAAGACCTTTAAGCGTTGCGATACTGCCATCTTCATAGGAAAGGTCTAACTCGGTCATGGGTAACCTTTTTCCTTTATTTTGAGGTAAATAACTTAACAAATTCATACGACCACATAAGATCAGGAGGTCCTATAAACTTTTATTAAAGAGACATCACAGTAGTTATATATAGCTGAAATAAGTGTGAGTAAAACCTACCCTGCGTGCAGGGTTTTATGATAGTATAGCGAATGGTCCCAATATGGACATCATTTTCTATCACAATTTTACGTTAAGTAATTTATTAAGATTATACTACTGGAGGTCTTGACACTATGACCATTATGCCAACAGAATCGGCTGTGAGAGCGATCGCTTTTACATCTCTTGATGAAGATCTTCAGAGACATGATAATGTTGTTGATGAATCTCAAGATGTTCGACGGTTCCTTCTCAATAAAGTAACTGATCTTATTAATGCAACAGACTTCACTAAAAAACCTGAAGGACTCGCAGATGCTAGTGGTCGATTATCTGCTGTGAACACGGCACTCGCACTTGTCAAAGATGCTGAAGCTGCTGAGTTCAAACGAGCATCTCTTAAACTTAAGAAGAAAGATACAGACACTGCACAAAGTATGGCAGAGATCGTCACTGAAATGCTTGCACGATCCCCGATCGAGCGGATGACCACAACTTTCAAAGATGAATCTGACAGAATGATGGTTGATCTCGAATCTGAAATTGATGGATCCGATGACCCTATTAAAGATACAGAACTTCGAGAAGATCCGTATCACCTCGGATGATAAAACATAGAAAGATAAGAGAGGGGCAAAATGCCCCTCTCTTATCTATTTCGTATGTGTATGTAGGGGTTATTTCATACCCTTCCTGCGGAGTTCAAAGTATTGTAGAAACCCAACAGGATCGGCATTAGTAACCTTCTTAAAGGAGGTGATAAAAAACTTTTCATTAATAGCTTCGTTACTACGCCCGGTCGTTTTCATGCGAAAGATGGTTGCAATCATAGATGCACGCTGCGTGACATCTTTTTCAAGAGCATCAAACCCCCTGAACAGGGAATTCTCCTTTGCAAGACCATCCTTTTCAGCAATAAAGAACTTGAGAAGTTCTTCAATCATTTTCTTGCGAAGTTCAGGATCTTTTGTGATGATAGGTAGATGAAGGAGATAACTTAGAGATTTAGCGCCAGCCTGCAAATCTTTGGGATTCGAGATAACGAGACGACCCATCAATTCTTTATATCGGCTGAGCTCCGCACGAATCTTAAGAATCCGGGGTTCCTCAGTAGGCGCTTCAGTTGAGGACTCTGCCGACGATACAGGAACCTGGAATTTCATATCAACCGGATCCTCGTCGATCTTGACAGGTTCAGTCTCATCTCCAGAGTCTGATGAGTTATCACTGACATCCTGAGTTTCCTCAGAGAACTCTTCCGTATCAGCGTGTTTATATACTTCTTCTGCTAGAGTATCCTGATCAGGAAGAGATGCCTTAACTTCAGAGGTCTTCACAGTGTCGTCTTCAGTCTTCTTAACGGAGGTCGTGTTTTCAGAGTGCGTCATTGGTTTCGCCCTTTTTCGTTTAGTCATTACCCGATATCCTTTATCTCGAAATAGGTGCCAGAAAGACACTTTTACACCTATAGGATTAGAGATAATTTTCAGCCAAAACTGGAATAAGTAGACCCCTATTACACTTAAGGGTATCTGGTAGAATACTCAAATTAGCTAATTTCTCATTATACGTAAAAGATCCTGTATCTTCAAGATCATAAGTTACTAACACATCTGGACTATGTGACAGATACGGGGTTGACGACTTAAGGGCATTACGATAATGCCTTAAGCCAATAAGATTGCCAGGTCTATGATCTGCAATGTCACCATTCTTAATAAAAATGAGATCATCAGGACTTAAGATATACCCACAAGACTTATATATGAAGCATTGTGCAACATAGTGAAAATATGGAATAGTCTTTTGCTTCACTTGTCTTTTATTTTTAGAGGTACTTCTTGGAGGGATGAGATCTATAACTTTCTGACCTTCATGGTCACTATAAATGACACCCCTATAATACCCAAAAAATGGATGAGCGGGGCGAATGGTAATGGTTTTCATCTAAATCCTGTCCCATCAGATTGATCTATTTCATAGGGGAGATATATAGAAAGATAATAGAGAGAAGGGTGATTAATCACCCTTCTCTCCATCCTATTTTGAATCATTTAAAGAAAGATATAACACGAGAAGTGAGTTTGCTAAGAGCTGTTTTATATTTCAGGTTACCTGTCACCATACCAAGTACAAGCTCTTCTTCATGGGTGTCAAGCTTAGCGCCCCCGAACATAACGTCAACCATATCTTTAGACCACTCTGCGATGTCCATCGAACGTGTCGAAATATTAGGTTCACCTCCAGTGTCTAATATGACGTCATAAACGTAAGTTTGTTCGGTCTGACCTAATCTCGCAACGCGGGCAATAGCCTGTTTTCGAATGTGATGTCTAAAGGGTGAGTTCATAAAAATAACAGTATTAGCGGCGAGAATAGGAACTGCTGTAGAAAGCGACTTAAATGTTGCACATAAAGGATTCATTGTAGGATCTTGTGTAAATCTATCTACGATCTTATCAACATCCTTGTTCGTATCCCCATACACCATTTCAGTTTTATACCCTTCTTTAAGAAGTCTCTGATTAAGGATTTTAAGAGTCTCTATGTATTCCGTGAAACATACTGTCTTTTTAGCTGCTTCAGATATGATGGGTACAATGTCAGCATGATTGGCAATCTCGGTAAAACATTCCTGACGTCTCTTCCCAACAATGTTTCCAAGTGCTTCCCCAATGATAACAAGGTTCACATATTTGTAAACCCCTTTGATCTTCCGGAATTCTTTTTTATCATTAGAATTTAATGTTGGGATAATAATACGCTCTTCATATTGGGAGCAGTAGGCTGCTTCTGCTTTATGAAGTATCATGTCGTAATGATACCGTATAAGATTAGCATATGCTCGATATTTCTGATAATCCTCTTTTTCTCGATCAGTTGTTAGGGTTGCTTCAAATAGATCTAGAATTTCTCCATATCGCGAGATCATATCGTCCATGTATTCCCGATAATACGCAGATCGTTCTTCAACGTATACTCCAACATCTTGACGTATGGTGGAGAGGAGATATTTATCACTCACTGGTAATTTAACATGGAGTTCTTTTAAAATGGGTGGCTTATCTCCAGTGACCACACTTTCATCCACTTTAAAGGTGATGCGCGCAATACGGGCAGACAGGATTTCTAATGCACGAACAGAACTCAATCCAAATATCTTAACAAACTTATCTTCAGATACAGTATCAAAATAAGGGTCGCTACATTTTAAGAATGGTATAATCTCACGTCCCATCGCTTTAATGGGACTCCCGCTCATGAAGCAGGTGTACATGTCATTCCAAAGAAGTTTATGTAGAGTAACAAGATGTTGTGTCCTTAGAGATTTGATCTCATTAAAATTATGACACTCATCGACACTAATGATAGGGCGATTTCTGAAAAATTGTAAATTGGTTTTAACAAACTCTAAGAACTTAGGAAGATATTCATAGTGAAGAATATAATAATCCTTCCCTAAAATTAGGGGATCTCCAGATAGTGAATGCCAGTATTTTTGAGGGTTCTTATAAACTTTAAGAACTGTATCTTCCCATACTTTCTTTACAGAATTCTGAGGGACAATACATATCTTTACCTTACGCTCTAAGGCTTCTGCTAACATCATAAATGTAAATGTTTTACCAGAACCTGGCTCTGCAGAAAGAAGAAGACCTTTTAAGTTATAAGCCGGAACAACGTTATCAAACTCTTTTAAATAATCATTCTGGTGAGAAAGTGGAGACCATCTTAAATTCGATAACTTCTGAAAATTCAAAATAGAGGGTGAAGGCACTTGTGTCTTATTCAGCCAAGTTTTCTTAATGAGTTCGTCTTTTAACTTTACAAAAGCATTATGTTTCGTATAAAGTCTTTTACGATAATCCCAGTTGATAAGAATGTCAAGAGTATGGATAAAGTCTGGTAAATAGAAATTAGGGATGGTAAAAGAACTTGATCCCTTAGAGGTAAGCATGTACTTAACAGGAACTGATGTCCCTCCCCACGCTTTTACAATATCAGGATAAAACGTTTTTATTGGGAGACCTGAGATCTGAACACCTTCAGGAACATCTTTAACACTTATAACCCCAATATACCGATATAAACTTTCAAACATCTAAAATGGTCCTTAATTTAAGATTCAAAAATAAATCATAAAATAGACAGGGAGATGGGTTAACCCATCTCCCTATTTACCCTAAAACCTTCTGAGATAATAGTGCCCCTTTAAACTTAGATCTTAACCAGCAATCTCTAACTTCAATGAATCGTACTCCAGTAGGATTGATATATCCACAATCTTCACTAAGTGCTTTTAAGAATGTTGCTATACCTAATTTTGACTTTTTAACATAATACGATATTCTCTGAGTCGCATCTTTATGAAACAATTCTACAACATATTTCATACGACGCTTCTGAAGTTCATAAAACGAATATTCAGGAATATACTTCTCAACTAAAGAATGTACAACTTGTTGTGTTAAATTTAAATCTTTACTAACTTGAGTTAGGTTAGCCATAATCCCATATTCATCTAATTTAGACTTAAGAGCTGTGATAATAGAAGATCGATCGTCCTGTTCCTTTTCTTTTATTTGTTTATAATACTCAGGGAATTCTTTTTGAATAATAATACAGACATTACTATCTGTATATCCAACTTTCTTCCCAATAACGGAATTACTAGTTTCACCAGACTTAAGAAGCGACTCAATCTCTTTTAGAACCTCTTTACGATTACGACCCCCTACCATGTCGTGATACTCTGGAGGGAGTTTATCTTTGATATGTCTTCGAACCGAGGAATAACTTATTCCTAATTCAAATCCAATCTCATTATGAGACTTTCCTTCTTTGAGCATTTTCTTAATTTTCTCATCATCGAAACCTTTAAACTTCTCAGGAAAAGAATATCCAAAATGAGTATTTAAAATGTATTTTAACTTACCTGGAGAGATGTCGCATTTTTGTGATATCTTAACATAACTTATCTTCTTATCAAGAAGGTGCTTAATTTTAGAGAGAAGTTCTTTAGATACTTCGGTGTATTTACGATTGTTGAAATCTCGTTTTTGAGCATTCTCAAAAGTAGTTAACAATTGATAATTGGAAAGTGTATCATTTAAAGAATTGTCATCAATATGGTCTACTTCCATTCCGTTGGGTATTAATTTTTTATACTTAGACCAGTAATCAATTTGATAAAGAAAACGTGCATAAGTAGTTCGATATGCCAATCCTGTTTCCTTCCATATTTTTGCAGTATTCTTTCCTTTTAAAATAATAACTCTTCGCTTCCGATGAGTATTTAGATATACAGTTGCAGACTCAAAGACGTTGTAAGGTTCTGGTAATTTCTTAAGGGTCATTACCATCTTAAGTTGACCCATATTGATATCAATCATATCTAATCCTCTCAATCATTGACTATATAATGTATATTCATTGATTAAAAAATATATGCTCAGTAGGAGTGGGGAAATCCCCACTCCTACTGGATGTTTTAAAACATAAAGTCATTCAGGTTGGATATTTCAAATGTACTATAGCTTGAACCATGGAATGCCTTTAAAGAACTCGTAATGAAGTACCTTCCTAGAATATTAGCTCTAAGGTCTAACTGTTTCTGATCTAGAACTGAGAAGATTTTACCCATACAGGTACGGCAGTACCCCCCATCCGTTTTACACTTCATAGGGGATCTGATCAAGATAGTCTTCCCAATAAAGGATTTAATATTGTCCTCTGTAAGTTCCTTTAGATTATTTCCAGATGTTTTCATATACCGATACATAAAAAATTTATGATTAATTTGAGTAATATGAACCGGGAGGTATTGAGTTGTTTCGCAATCTTCTTCTAGAATACGACTATTTTGGAAAACACGAAGAATAAACTTAATATCCTCACCACCGATAGCGGTCTCTTTTGCACGAGAGTATGACCCTGAACGGATCTCAGAAGCTTGAACATCAAAATATTCAGGATCCCATCCTTCTGACAAGGATGAGGGTACAAAATCGAAGTTCCCTTTATCCCCGAACTTCTCAGTCATACCCCCTGTGGCAAAGAGTTTCTTACGTTGAATATTAAAGACCTTACCCATATTCTTAGCATAGAACAACATGACAGGGTCGTCTTTAACCCACTCCTTATCCATGTTGATAAGTTCTTGTTCAATCTTGTTCATGACGACCGCATCTCCAGCAAGAAGGGCGTCACGGTTTTCTCGTAAGAGTTGTTCCCGTCTCTTTGGGATCTCAGGATCCGTTGTAAGAGATTTTTTTGTAAAGGCAACAATACCTAATTCTGTGAAATGTCCTAAGTAGTATACATTCTTCATGCATGTCATAAGTTGATCAGTTGAGATGGTCTCGGTTATCACCGCATGTGCAAGGAGATCTTCGATAACTTTACGATTCCACGACGTGTTAATATATGGCATAACCTCCCCAAATGGGGCTGCTAGGGCAATGTAATTCCAGATAACCAGTCCAACTGTAGATACGAGAGGGGTGTCATCTGTGTATGTGGAAAGTTTGTGTTTTTCAACAAGCACTTTATCTCTAAAGGAGAAGATTGGTTTTGTTTTAGGATCTGGAACATTTAGGGAGGATAGATTTACTTGATACAGGTGATCGTCAAGGTCTATGGGTTGATAATCTATAATGGCATGGAGCGTTTCATTGAAGACTACAAGTTTTCCCACATACATAGGAGATTGTGTTATGAGTGTTGTGCCATCTTGACTTATCACACGATCTGGGATCGTAAAAAGGTCTAAGAGATAGTCTCGTTTAAAGAGCAGATGTAGATTATCTAAAAAATAGGGAATGAATGCTTCCATTAGGTTAAAGCCTTATTATCCATCTGTGATACTCTCCCATCAAATTTCTTAACCATCATTTCCATTTTAAAATACTGATCTCGTGGTAAGACATCGAGATCCATCGACATAAAACATTCTTTAAGAATGACGTCTTTTCTAGCTATTTTAGAACTTGCATATCGCCATGCTAACATGCCAAATATATCAGCTACATCAGGTTTTACATCTAGGTATTTCCAATGTTCAGGATTTAATTTGGTTGAATTTAAAATGGTTCTCGTGTAAATGGTCTCTAGCATAATTTCTTCATATAAAATATTCTTCTTTTGAGCCTTCCTTTTTTGAAAGTCTATGAGCCAAGCTAATTTTACGATATGATCAATATTTCGAAGTTGCTGACAGTAAATTGTAATGCGCTTATCAATCTTTTCTAATGAGACTCCTAGATTAAGTTGCACATCTAGGGTATCTAACGTAAAGAACATGGTTGAGGACAGTTCTTTAATGTACTCACGTACAAGAGTTAGTTGCTCTTCTGAGACTTCTTTAGATTTTGTATCGGTGACATATTTAAAAATGTTATTAAGGTATATGGTAAAAATAGGGGAGGCATAGATATTTCCGAGAAGGTCTTCAACGATCCCTTCATATCGACCTCCTTCAACTTCTTTAAGGAGGTTAAGGTATTGTGTAAAGACATCCCCTTCTTCCCCATATGACCCATTTAAGATCATGAGAACTTGATGATAAAATGTGTCATCTGAGGTTAACTTGAACCCTAACCCTTCAGGAAGAAGGTATGTTGTAAATTTAAAGAATCTATCAATACGTCTCCAATTTAAGAAAATGTCCTCTAAGGGAAGCGTGATTGAAATACCGTAGTTTTCAAGATCACCAATGAAGCGCGTTACACAGGTGTTGAAAGTTGTTTCTGGTGTAACATTATCCTCATCGACATGTAGCGTGACCATTCCGTTATCTAAGAATTTACGGACCTCAGAAGACGTAAGACTCATCGAATCAATCATGCGATTGAAATCTGTACTAACAACCATGTTGGGAATGTCCTTAGGAAAATACTATGGGGACGAAGGAGTGGCTTATGTAGCCTCTTTTGACATATCAATTGGATGTATACGTTTCTCTACCCTCTTGTCATAAGATTTAACTGACTTTTATTAAGGAGAAATGTGTGTGAAATCTGTACTTAAATTCTTAATAAATATCTTCACTCGTTCTCCTAAAACCCCACCTACCCCACACATTACTGTGTCTCCACACCATCTCCCAAAGGAGTCCTCCATGCATTTAGAAGTTGACCGTTATCTTGGAAACCCTAATGCCACGCTATCTCGTATAAGTATCGACAAAAAATTTGAATGTTATGGTCTTGAAGATGAGTATCGACCTCTTAAACAGAAAGTCTTTGGTGAAACGCGTATCCCGGCAGGTACCTACAAAGTTATTGTTCGTACATTTGGGGGGTTCCACAGTCGATATTCGGAAGATTCTCGTTTTAAAGACTTCCACCAAGGGATGCTTGAAATTAAAGGCGTCCCAGGATTCACAGATATTTTGATTCATGTTGGAAACTTTGATCGTAATACAAATGGGTGTCTCTTAGTTGGAACATCTGCCAATGCACAAAATATGTCTATTGGCAGCTCTGCCATTGCATACGAAAGATTGTATAAGAAAGTGATCGCTGCAGCGCAAGCTGGCGATCTAACAATATCCTTCTATGACAACGACAGGTAAATCTAACTCGTATAAAGATTTAACAACATGGCGAGATCGGAGGATCTATCTGTTTGTTATTTCGTTTTATATGATCGGGATCATCTTGTATTCTCTATATTTTAACTTAGATACTCTCCCTGCTATATCGTCCGTTAAAACCGGGATCGCTGCGTTGGTTATAAACACTATGATCTATGTAACAGGCGCTGTTGTGTCAGATTCTCAGAGAAAAAAAGTCACCTATGAAGAACCTGAATTTTTAAAACATACAAAATGGTTCTATCGTAAAATGTATTTGTATATCGTAACTTGCAGTTTGATGATCTTTGGATTTCTCCCTTTGTATACTAAAAGTCAAACGGCAGTTGCAGAAGCATCTGCATCATATTCCCTCCTTGCCCTATCGCTTATTTTAGGAGCTTATGTCTTTAATGCTGTCTGGGATGATAAGATTCAGATATTTGATCAAATTCTTTCAAAACAAGAAGATAAAAAAGAAGAGGGATAATTAACATGTTTGGTGTGGTAACATCGATCGCCTCTAAAGCCATGTCGTTTATTCCAGGTCCTGTTAAAATTCTCATTGTGGTTGGTCTCATTCTTACGATCGTTGGACTAGGTGTGACCATATCCATACTCCATAGCGAAAATCAGAATTTAAATATAGAACTAGGTATTAAACAAAGTGACATGGTGCGTTTAGAAGGTGAAGTTCGAGGACTTAATCAGCAAATCAAGTTGTATGATCAAGTTAGAGAACTAGAACAACAAAAATATAACACCTTAACGCAAGACTATCAACGCGTACAGGAGTCACGTGATGATCAGATTGCTCAACTCAATGAGTATCGTGAGCGATTGGATCGTATCGCTCTTCAAAACCCTGAAGCCATCAGTCGTCTTGCTACTGCTGCCACTAATCGCGTGCTCGACAGTATCAGAGCCGCTAGTCGTGGAGAAACGCACGCAACCGATTAGTGTCTTTCACCCTGCAAAGCCTACTCCGATTCGAAACTTAGGACACATTGACACCATTACCGTTCTTACTCCCCAGACCATTTGTAAGAAAGTTACGACCACTGAAGATGCTCAACGTGAATGTGTTTTAATATTAAGCTCTAATGGTCCTTTTGTGTATTATGGTCTTACTGAAAAAGATTACCTTCTTTTAGGATCTTACAACCAAGACATCCTTCGGTATATCGAACAGAGTAATCAGTTATTTGATTATTATAGAAGTGACACGTTTAAAGATTTGTTTGTCAAAGAAGTGGAAGTTCCTATCACAAAAGATGTGCAACCTAAAGAGTCAGGTAAATAAATTCTTTACCATAAAAAAAAATAAGATAAGAGAGGTGGGAGATCCCACCTCTCTTATCTCTACCTATTAAATTATTTACAAAAAAAAAGAAGAGAGACACATCCATGGGTTCTGGGGGAACGACACCTGGATGTATCTCTCTTCGAGTTTCCTTGTTGAGTGAACAACAAGTATAGGGTGAGGACTGGAGATGACCTTCATCATATCACCTCCAGTCCTCGTAGATTTCTATGGAAAGGGCGCATACCTGACTAGCCCACATCATAGAAATCTTAAGAGAAGCATGTCTGGGATCTCAAACTCCAAACACCCCTCTCCTATTCATGTTACACTCATACCCTGTATATGACATACGGGAGACCCTATTCGTAGCACTTAACAGGGATCTAAGGCAACATGAATTCTGATATACTTAAGCTTGAGACATATAAAGATATACTTTTATAAAATCAAAAAGTATATGTGTATAAGTCACGCACATACAGGATGAAGATGATGACCTGTATGTGCTTAATAATATTAAGGGCATTACATATTTCTGCCGCGAAAAGCCAGATGAAATACGTATATCAAACCTATCACTGCAAATATAAAATAGATGAAGTTTGCCATGGGGCACCTGTGTTTGAGGTTAAAGAAGATAACCACGGAGGGTAACCCTCCGTGGTTATCTTGAGTTGTTAGACTTCAGCAGGGGAGGTGTCTCCACCCCCACCACCTACCATTTTTGGGATCGCCCATAGAGCGGCCCCGACCACCGCAACGGTGGCGAGAGTAATACCGGCACCTTTCCAAACGCCACGTCTGGCGGCAGACGCTTCAAGTTCCTGCCGAAACTTGAAAAAGTCTTGTTCTTTGAAGGTGACAATGTTGTCACCTTCACCGGCCGTAGTGGTATACAAAAAGGACAGATCGTCCAACGCCGGTGGGTGTGCGGTATCTGTATCTGTGCTTGGGTTCTTGGTGGTATTAGTATCAGTCATAGCTGGGCTCCTTCAGGATGGTGATAGTGCACTGATGGTGTACACTACCAGTGTTAATTGAAACATATTACAGTTCAATCATATCAGTAATGTATATCTGAATATGGATGAACAACAGATTTATAAGTTTAGATATACCTGTAAAAGTATAATAAAGACGATCTAACCGTGGTGTTTAAAGGAGACTTACATGTCACATATACCTCCTACTGTAACTGTATCTAAGAGAGCTAGCACTTCCAAAAAGAAGACTTCTGAGAATGTTCCTAAGAAATCTAAAGTGTCTTCTCGTAAACTTAAAAAGCATGATGTTCCTCAGTACACTATCTATACCGATGGATCGTTTAGGCCTCCATGTTACGGAGCGTGGGCAACAATTATTTTAGATAGTGATTATGATGAACGTGAAATTCTATCTGGACATGAATTTGATACGACCATTTCACGTATGGAACTTACAGCTATCATTAAAGGCTTAGAGGCCATTCCAGATCCAGTTGCGAAAATTGTTATTGTAAGTGATAGTTTGTATGCAGTTATGTCGATCATGGTGTGGATCAACTATTGGAAAGGATCCAATTGGAGAACTGCTTCTGGTGGAAAAGTCAAAAACATGGACCTTATGAAGCGGCTCTATGAGCTTAAGAATAAATTCATGATTAGAGCTTTCCATATAAAATCTCATACAGGTGAAAATCGGTATAATGATTCAGTTGACAAAATCTGCTCCCAACTCACTCTAGATATGAAATGCGGTAAACTTAAAAGACCTGAGAAAGAAAATGTCATTACTACAGATATTAAACAGAAAGTGCAATCTGTGGTGAATTTAAAACTACCAGATGCGCTATCTAAAAAGTTAAATGCATCCTATCTTAGAAATAAAACGAAGACATAAGAGGAGTGGGGAATCCCCACTCCTCTTATTTTGCATGTCTATCATTAAGAGACGTCGGTAGCTTGAACATATTTGAATTTAAACAGGTTAGGATTTCTTGGTATCTTTGGCATTCATACCACTGTCACTAATAAAATCTGATATGAGATACTTAGTTTTTGTATCATTAAAGGACAATCCAAATTGATTAAGGCACAGTGCAAAGGATCGTGTACATGTAAAGATCAGCTTTCGAATGTCCATGATGGGTCTAAAGATTTCAGGGACCTCTAGAAGAGATGGCGGTAGAATAATACTGTTAATTTTACGATAAGGATACTTTGCAATGAACGTGTTTAATTTCTGAGGAAGTGTAGGATCCACTTTACTTAATTTATCCTGCCATTCTGGATTGGTGAGAACTTTATTTGAGATAAGAGGAATGGTGTACCCTTTGTTTGGGATAACGAATTCTCCAAATGTATCTTGGAATACTTCTTCCCAGAGCATATATGCAAAATAATTAGTTCTGATAGGATTAGGGTATTCACTTTCAACCCTAACCTGTGCAGTCGGAAGGTATTCTTTCTTCCCTTCACTTAAGGATTTGAACATATGAAGTTCGAATTCAACAACACTGGAAAGGAGATCGTTAACACTGATTTTTTCATCACCCGTTGTAAGGGTGTCGCATATCCAATCAAAATATTTTTCAAATCGTTTCCCAACATCAGCAGGGAGATCCGACCCTCTAAAGACAACACCTTTAATATCTCTTTCAGGTTTTGGCAAGATCTTACCTTCCTGAATACGGATCTGTCCGAGATAATGTTTACCTTTAGTTGTTCGAATAAAGATAGGGAAGTAATATTCGTTTTTCATTTTAATAAGTTTACGATCATTACCCTCAGCTCCAAATGCAGTTGCAAGTCTCGCAAATACATGTTCAAGTGTTTGGGAGATCATGTATACTGAAAAAGCATTAATGTCATATGCTTTCTGACAGAAATGTTTTTCTGGAGTGTACCATCTAACGATATCACTTGTCTGAAAGATGACAGAGTCGGTATCAGAAACTGCAACACACTTACGAACAATTTTAGGATGTGACCATACATCTGGAAAGGTGTAATCTACTTTAAAGAACGTTGTAAACAGAGATGTCATATTTGTTAAACAGTTCTGCATATGTCGACAAATAGCTAAAAGATTTAAAACACCCTCCGGTACAATATCAATAGCACTTCCAAGATTAGAACTGTTTTTACCATCGATATCTACATGATGAATCAGTTCAAAATTTATAGACATCGCCATATTCAAAAGGTCCCCTTCTACCTTAAAGATATCTTTAGGGTCCCAGGTTTTATCTATAAAAACATTTCTATCAAAGAACTTCGAAAAAAACTTACGCATAAAAGTGTTGTTATATTTAAGGAAATTCCAGTAGCAGTATGCATAAGTAAGGTAGCATCTCTCTTGAACAGTTAAAGTTTTTACACATTCAAATATGGGATCAAAACAGCTCTCTGTGTTCTGATAGAACTTAAGGCACTCCAACAAATCATTTGTAACTTCTTCACACGTTGGAATATGAAGGTTATACATCTTAATTACTGCATCAACTTTATCTGAAGGTGTCTTAGAGCTTAAAGTATGAATAAAGTTTATAACAGCATCAACAGTGCTAAGATACATATTTGCACACAACATGCGCTCGGCGTGTGCATAGGCAAGTTTTGCACCTTGTTGTCCAACGGATGTGATCGCATTGTATCCTGGGAGATCAAATAAGAAACTATAAATTGTCCCCATAGCGCCTGGGATTGAATTGTTGAAAATTTTAGCAGATGCTTGTAAATTTTTTGCCACAATGGCCCTAACAGAATCTCCCATAGAGAGGGCTTCAAGCATTTCCCCTTTATAAAGGTTTCTTTCTACAATTTTAGATTCAATCATAGATGCAATAACAGACTTCTTTTCAGAAGGGGGCATATAAATAGCCCCAGATGGTGTGATGATATCTGTTTTATAATCCTCTAATATTGTAAGAAGATCACCTTCTCGCTCAACTGTCGTCCCATACACTGGATGAGTTAAAAGCTTAACCTTAGGACGTTTAATGTTTTTAATAACTTGATTTCTAACGAATGCAATAATAGTGTCATTAGAAGCATCTGGATACTTCCGTTGAAGGTAATCTGTCATCTTTCGAACGTATGCTGATGTCGGTTTTTCTCGATGTGGGGTATATGAATGAATATCATTCTTAAAAAGTGATGATTCTGACATTTAAAATCCTTTTTATTACTCCATTATCTCTATACGATTCGCGCCCTAATTATAATACTTTTCCCAGAAATGATGTCACTCTATAGAGTTACCTGTGGTAGGTTGTTACCCGACATATTTACATGGAGTTACAAAGATGAATCAAATGAATCACCCTCAATCTGTTGAAGAAGAGATCACACAGTATAAAACTGCTTTAACTTTAGCACGTAAGAATCTTCTTAAAGAACTCAAAAAGATCCCTAAGAATATTGATACTGAAATCACGGATATCTTAGCAATTGTAATGACACGTAATATTGCAAAAACCATCGACACTCAGACTCTTATCAGTCTCAGTCGCCGTATAGAAAATGTTCTGTCTAAAGCTTCAAAACTTCTCATGGAGAAGAAAGTTGGATGACCGATGAGCCAGAGGTATTTACTAAGCAGGAATCTGAAGAGATACAGGCAATCTTAACACGTATTTCTGACCGACGTCTGGGATATTTATATCAAGGCTTTACAAATGTGAAGGGTCAGTTTCTTGTTGGCAATTTTATCGAAGAAGATTTTCAATTTGGACAAGCAGAACTTACGTGTGGGGTACTTACAATAAAGTCTCAAAAGCATTTATCTCTTTTAACAAAATTTTTTAAATGCTTTGATTTAAACATTTTTGATAAAACTCTCCGCGTTATACATTTGAGAGAACTCATATCAATTGCGAATGCTCTTAAATGGAAGATAGATAAAAGCTTTAACCCCTATATAGATAAAAAAACACATAGTTGTACATGTGTATCTGCAACTGGAAAATCTTTAAAAATAATCTGGTCCCCTATCGATACCTATTTCACATACATCCGCCTTCGTGAACAGGCCGATGTACTTGTTAAAGGAGTGTACTCTCCTACGTCGGCCATGTTAAATTTTAATGTTGAAAAATATCAAAAGTATACACTGGTTAAAATGTATTTAGATGAGAATACGTTTAAGAACACTGCTCTTTCTAAGATTATCACTCACCCCTTAAAGTTTACAATCTCTAAAGGATATGAACTTTTAACTCCTACAAAGGTTATCCCAAAAGGGTGTAACGATTATATTTTCGGATTAAAGATATGGTCACCATCTGAACAAACAGATATTTGCTATGGGGGGTATTATGAAGACCCTCGTTTTTCAATTTTATCAGGGCGACTTAATGTCTTCCTACTCGGCAATCTCTCCTATGAACGATATCGTAAAGATATCGAGAGATTAAAATCCAAAGAAAAGGACACATCAAATGTCTCATGAAGACACGCCTGTACCAGAAGATCACTCAGTATCTTCTCATGATGAAGACATTCTTAAAGATACGACTGTTCCATCTGAGCCTCCTAAAGAGAAGCAGTCAGATCCGTTAGAACCCCTTGATACTAAAAAGGTTGAACCTGAAACTGCTTCACATAAAGATCAGGAGCTTGATATTGACCTTGACTACAATGAGGACACTCCTACGGATGAGGAGACCTCAGGGTTATTTGACGATGATCATGATGTTGGAATATTTATTCCAGTATTTGGGTTTGAGAAAGAAGTTCTTCTCACCTGTTTAGAGCGAAGAATTGATTACTTTAATTCAGAGAGTGCCTTTGAATTGGAGTCCTCTAAGAACGGATCTTATGACAATATCTTAGCCCGCATGTGCACTGAAACCCCTGAAATTTTATCCCGGGCAACACGCATCGGTCTTGCAAAGAAGAATGATCGTAAATTATCATCGAGTTACGTTAATAAAGAAGGTCGTAAGACCATCGGACTTGCCAAACCTAAGTTTAAAGAGTTGGGGGAAGGTATTACTAAAGTAACGGGCATTGACGCTCTTATTGCCCTGCAAGATACGTCTAAGAAGGGATCAACTCTTAGGGTCCCGCTTCTTAATAGTGGATTTTGCATAGATCTCATATCTCCATCATTATCGTCATTACGCAATTACGTAGATAGTGCATATTCTAATGTACAATCGATCGGACGTTCTTATGGTGCATTCTTCTTTACATATATCGATTATTTTCTAAAACATGCCGCTATGAAACTTTGGCGGTCACATGTTGTTGGATCCACATTGAAGTCCTGGGATCGGGGGGATAATCTTGTTAAAAGTGTGCGTGTTGAAGATTATGACACGATCCTCATGGCCCTCGCTTCTATGATGTATCCTGATGGATATGATGCTGCACAGTACTCATGTATTAATCCAGATAAGAATTGTGACCATATCGTCAGTGGAACAATTGATCTTCGAGAATGTATCATTCATAGTTTTGAAAAACTATCTCCAGATGCTATCTCTCACATGCAACGCGCGATGAAACTTGAGGTTACACAAGCTCAGATTGCGGAGTATCAGAAGCTCGTACCCTTTATTGATGGGGGTCTTGATGGGGAGGATAACCATATCACTTGGGGACGATTCACTGTCGTTATGAAATCTCCAAGTTGGTATGATTACAATGAATGTGGAGATCGTTTCATTCGGGAGGTTTCTTCTAATCTTACAGATAACGATCCAACTACTGTTCAACAGGCTATTAAAAGTCGTGCTCTTAAACAGTTTACCCCTTGGGTCTCTAAGGTATATTTGAAACTTGGAGAAGGTAAGACAGCTGAGATCGATCTCCCTGAAGATGTAGAACTTGCTCTTGATCGTATCCAAGTTGAAGATGAAGACAATATTGTTATCAATGCAATTTTAGATGCGATCCACGACCATAAACTTACACACATTGGCGTCCCAACCTGGGATTGTCCTAAATGTGGTCACAGTCCAAAGACACGGACAGGTTATTTTATTATTGATCCTCTTGACACTTTTTTCTTGATCTGCATGAGCAAACTATCAAATCGGGGATAATACGCGATCGTTTGACATCTGAGGAGAGATCGTTTGTCAATGATAGTGATATTCAATATTACTTCGACAAACGATCTTCTCTCTTAGAAGAGATTGCAGCTCATGCCTCAGAGGAGATGGACCTTAAGTTGGTTCAATCAAATACTCTTGATTATTTTAATCAAGAGTTTTTAGGATTAAAACCATCTCTTCCAGATCATCCCCTAGCCACTGTGTTAAAGTCCAAAACAAATGCTTATAAAAACAAATATGCAGAAGAAGAAGCAGAGCTTTTAGAACAATTGTCTTTTTCTAACATTTGTTCTAAACTCATGCTGACACCTCATGACATCATTAATCTCCCTCGGGCAAAATGCCTTGAGCTCATAACTGTATATTTCAATCTCCATCCAGATGAAATCTATAACAAGAAACCCAAAGAGGATAAGAAGAAAAATGCTGCTAAACGAGATCAGCACCACTAAATATAAAAAAACTGTTAAAGATGTGTGTGACACTGTGTATGACGTTTTAAAACGTCATTGTGGTCCCCGCGCATCTCACGCTGCATGGCCATCTCTCTCCCATACAGGGGAGATGACGGATATGACATTTTCTAAAGATGGTATCTCCATTGTTCGTCATCTTAAGTTTAAGAAAGATAGTCTTGAAGACAGTCTTAAGTCTTCTATTGCATACGTTGGAACGCGTGTTGATAATGTCTGCCATGATGGTACGACGACGTCGATGATGTTGTTTACATCCATTCTTCGTAAAGTGATGAGTGAAGACTGGTCAGCTTTTGAGAACAACTATTCTTACAAACAAATTGAAAGTGCATTTCACAGTTGCCTTGGTGAAATTAAAGAACGTCTTAATGAATGTTCTTTCACGCCAGAAGAACTTACGAACGATCTCGACATTCCCTTAAATGATGTTCGCAAACTGTATGCGTATGTCCAAGCATACATTGCATCAAAAGGGAATACGGAACTGGCAACAGCCATTTCTGAGATTGTTGAAAAAGTACCTGTTGAGAAACTCTTTGGACAGTATGTCCGAGATGTCAAGTCACAAGAGAGTGATATCGCTTTTGAAGTTGTTGAGGATGCTGAATTTTCTTTTGAGGTATTCCTGTCAACACCCGGTGTCTGCAATGATCTCTTTAAAACTGAATATGAAAAAGACACTGTAGATCTTTTGGTGTCAGAAGATCCTCTAACCGGATATGCTTCTCTTCATGATGACATCAACTCGGCTCTTAAAACACTTCTAACCTTTAATGCTTTTAATTTAGAATATACTCTTGAAAATGCAGAAGATGAGGATCATAAACAGCGTATCCTTGAAAACTATGCATTATCTAAAAAGAAGGTTGAAAAATTAGATACCTTCTTTAAAGTAAATAAGGATCTTGTTATCCTAGCATCTAAGGTGGAATCTTCATCTCTCCTTTCTAATATTTTAGAATACAATAAAATCTTACTAGAAAAAGGGTATCGCCAGATCGTCCTTATTAACCTCCTTAGAGGGGGTGAGGCCTCTCAACGTCTCCACCTAAGGGGGCTGCGCATTCTAGCTAGAAATGGGGAGGTAAGGTACCTACCCGGATCACTTGAAAATGACGTTATTAAAGATGTAAAAGTGCACTATTATGGGAGACGAATCTTAGATTTTTGGAACGTGATCCCTAAAGGTGATGACCCTATTTTTAACCCTTGGTATGTCAATCTTAAAAGTGCACCATCTCTCTATCAAGAAACCATTAAAGAGCTTACAGATCAAATTAATAAATACATGAATACGCACGAGATTACCTCTCTTGATGCTACAGCATATCAGGACTATCTTGTACTGTATCGATACATGATTTGCCGTAAACAAATCAATCTTCAGATCGGAGGATCGACACACAGCGCACGTGCGATGCTCTCCGTTGTTGATGATGCTTATGGGGCTGCTGTGTCTGCTCTTAACAATGGTATCGTGTTTGATGGACTTTCTAAGATCGAACGCATTTGTAACGATATAACTCTAACACCTCATTCTGATCTTGAGATTTACATTGCAAGTATTCTTCAGACTTGTCTTCAAGACATCTTAACAGTCATTACAGGTGAGACTCTACCCTCTCATACGTCTGAAGGTACGAATGCTTATTACCAAAATGTGTATGACATCGATCTTAATGAGATGAGAACCTTGTCTGATAAAGAAAGTGTTAGAGCTGTAATCACAGCTGGACACTATCAAGGGTTGCTAATGCAGCCTATTGTCGGGTATAATGAACTTCTTAAACGTATTGAAGAACTCATTCCTAAATACTTATCAACAACTACCTTCTTAAACAGTCATGATGTGAGTGACAATACTTAAGTATAGGAGATACTTTAAATGGTTGACATCGTCTCACAGATGCATGTTGGATCTCGCATCACATTTGGATCTAAGAATTCTAAAGATAATGTAATTTGGCGTGGGGTCGTTAAAGGGATTATCGATTACACCATCGCTAAGATGCATGGGGATATCGTGTCTTATCAAGGCGCTGTTCTTCAAACAGATGCTGGTATACCAGCATTGGAAGACTGTACTTTTTTTCTATATGAACTAGATGAGGCCCCTTCTGGTACGAATAAACTTCGAGTTTTTGCAAATGAATGGATCACACCAGGATCCCTGGAAATTATTGCAAATACTGTTCGTGTTAACATTGTGGTTTATGATATCAACACAAATAATCATACGAACATTCTTGACGTTCTTAAGCAAAATGGATATGATAATTGTCGCATCTTAAATGTTGTTGAATAAAAAATGAATGATACAAGTATAGAGGGAGGGTGCCATCGGGCACCCTCCCTCTATATTCTATTTAATAAAGATTATTCGCCATGAGAAATATTTCCTCAGATACTTTAAACTGGAAAGGCTCTCTCTTTCCATATCTGAGAGCTATGTACACCTCATGGAGGACCATTGAGTATCGATGACCATTTTGCCATGGAGTGAAGAGGCCTTTCACTCGCTGAATTAGCGGGATATCTACCCACTCATAGTGTAACTTATGGAGCTGACTAGAGTCTCCGACGGTCTCCAGTTTAGAGAATGTAAGCTCTTGTTTCAAAACTCTATGCGATTCAATCCATAGGCATAGTGCATCCATAGTCTCCCCATCCCCATATGCCCAGATTTTAATTCCCTTACTTGTATGAATTTTTAAAGCTTTAAAATCTTTATGAGAGACATGTGCTATAATACCACTCATAATAAAGTTAATGCAATCTTCTTGTGTTTGAAGAAGCATGTGTTTATATCCTTTTCTTTTCTGGTTGTACAAATTTTTATGAAAAAAGAAATAAGTCAAATGACTAGGAGAGTGAGGATAAGATCTTACATTGGGTAATATAAGGACCTCCCATCTGTATAAAAGAAATACAACATATAAGAAGGGGAGTGGGCATGTATGCCCACTCCCCTTTAAAGTGTATATGACGTTAGGCGATATGGTTCACTACTGTCCCGCCAGCTTTCATTTTATTTTTCACACTTTCAAATCCAAATTTGATTGGTTGAAAGGCGAGACATTCATAATCTTCATGTTCAGGACCTTTGTTCATTACACTGTCGTAATGTTCAAGCATGAAGGTTCTGCTCGCACTCTGGCTAAACATGCAGACTATCAATTTCCAGGGAGACACGGCTCGCATGAAAATGCATGCGATAACCAGGATCGAATATATGGTGTATCTGGTGGTAAAGACATCTTTGTAGGTCTTCGACATTTCCACCATCCTCGGGAAGAAGATCTTTTTGTCGAGTCGAACCCACGCCATCAAAGCTGGGGTTGCGATGAACATGATGACGTAGGCAGCAACAGTTACAAGGATGAGGTTGAGAATGATAGACAGCATGATGAAGGTCCTTTCAGGATGCAGAAAATAGAAAGAGGGAGCTAGTTGCTCCCTCCCTGGTGGGATTTGAGATCTTTCATATATAACTCCCACGGAGTCGGTAGTGCCTTCTTTTCTTTTTGAGAAGGTTTATAGTACTGCCTTTGTGGGATATCTTTTCGATGAATTTGAGAAGAATGTGATTGGGGTGGGGAGCACTCAGGTGCTTCTTCATCCACCGCCCATCTTCTGTGACAAACAGAACACACTTGTTCGTCACTTTCTCTTCTGAAATTTTCACACTTCATAATCATTATCTCCATAACGGGATAATTGACGCAGATCACTATAGTGATATATAAGTGAATTTATTTGAATAACAATTATGTTTCTATAATTGCTCTAACGCGTGCAGCTTGATAATACAACGGGGATCGAATCATGCCTTTAGAAATCTTTTGAAGTTTCTCATAATCAGCAGCCATGTTAGCATCTCGTACCATGCCAGCAAGTGATCCAGGCTCTACTAATTTAAGAAGCGTTTTCCAAATAAAATTATTTATTTTAAAACTATATATCTTTTTGAGTTTAACAATAGCAAGTTTTGTTTCTTCAACTTCTGTTATAAGAGATGCATACACTTCATTAGGGAGATTTTGGTTTTTAAATCCTGCATAAATATTTGAGAGAATATTTTCAATACGTTCCAAATCGGTATCATAAGTTGTTGCATGGGGGGTGATCATTGGTGGGTATGCGACAGCATTTAAGATATCCAACGTCCCAGCAACTACCCTAATAACCCCATTTACAATAGGTCCGCCCCAGTATTTTGGCCGTAGACGTACAAAAAGAGGGACCATCTGTGCTAGATATTGACTCATCCCATGCCTGGATACATACTCATCAGCGACGCGTTCAATAACTGAACTGTTACGCTGTGTAAAGACTGTGTCACTTGTTTTAACATTATAATTTCTAAATGTGACATCTGCACGACTTTTTAAGAATTCACGAGAAGCAAAATCTATAATCATACGACTTATGTCAAAGATAGCTTGATGAACAACGGATCCAACCACGGCCATTGCAACAGGAATCTTCTTTTCAGGGGATCCAGAAGATGCTTTGTCAATGAGAGATATAAAGTCTTTCTTCTGTTTTTCATCTGTTAAAAGATCTACAGCGTCTCTAGCCTGAGCTATAAATTCGTTAGCATCAACTACTTTAGCTGTTGTGGCTAGGGCTTTAAGGCTATCAGCTGCCTCTGTTGCACGATAAAATGCATTCCCAAGTAACTCTGGCATGGTTACTGCATGTCCAATTTCATGAAGGACAACGGCTGTCAACATTTCAGGACTAACATGAGAATCGCTTAACATCAGATGTTTTGTGGTAAAAAGTTCTATGGCCAAGGATAAATCGAAGGCGTAGACTTCAGAAATGGATTTATTAAAATTTCCATTTGTAGGGTCAAATTTTGATTGCGCCGTCTTAAGGATATCAGGTATGTCTTTAGCAGTATATTCTTTCTGTGCCTTCCCTGTTACTCGGTTAAAGGCACTTAGAACTTCTTTATCTGAGACTTTGAAACGTGGAATCATGTAGGCATTGATTTGTCCAAATACTTGTATGGAGCAAGCTTTAACAGTAAGATTTGTATGCTTATTAATAATTTTTCTTAAGTTTCCAGTAAGACCAGTTTCCCTATTAAATTTTAAGACCAACTGGTTTTTCCATTTAATACTTTCACGATCTGTAAATTTAATTTTTTTAGGAGCCGTTTCATCTACATACTTAAAGGCTTCTGTGAATAGCTCCACGAGCTCTTTTGCAAAAGGACTTTGAGGCTGGTAGTTGATACGTTCTAGAGCTACATTTAGATGGTCGAACATGTTCATCCCTTCACGATCGATGCCGATGGAATACTGTAAGAGGATGGGGGGTCCCATCCCCTTACAAGCTGTCAGATATGAGGTAACACCTAACTGTTACGCGTCACCATTCAACCAGGCATGTATGGCTTCAGATGCAGCAGTGTCTGTATCATCGTCATCCACAGTATCTTCTTCGAAAGTGTCATCACCCTCAGTGTCAGAGGAGTCTTTATCTTCTGAGTCACCCTCTTCATCCTCAGGGTCTGCTGCAGTTGCACCCTCAAGGAAGAGAGCCCCGATGGAAGAAATTTCAGCGACGAGGGCCATAGAGGCATCCACCGATGCCGTTAGCACCGTGATATAGCTACAAGCGATATCACAGTTAGATGGGGTATCCTCATCTTCCGGATCTTCTTCTTCACCAGCTGGGTCGGTGCCATCGTCGTCATCAGAAGACGTGTCTTCCTCTTCTTCTTCATCGGCAGGATCGTCCTCTTCGGTTGCTGGTTCGCCACCATTTTCAGGCGGGTCTGCAGGAACCGACGTATCGTCGTCGAGGTTCGTTGAATCACCATTCTCACCTTTGTTGGTTACTTCACCACAAAATGAGGAAATTAGAGATTCAACGATCGCATCTTTCTGATCAAGAATGTTCTCAACGGCGTCTACTAAGCTTGCTACCTGACGAAGTAGGCTGGCTACGACATCTGCAGTGTACCCAAGAGACTCCAGCGTCCCCTCCGTTGCAGTGTAACCCTCAGCAACCCCAGCCGGGTTAACCGATACAACATCCCCAGCTTTTAGACCCACGATGGTTTTAAGTTTATCAACCGTACCGTTAACTTTCTCAGTGACAGTTGAGACACCTTCTTCAGTGTCAAAGTCAGGAACATCTGAAAGGTCAGATACGGCCAGGAGAAGCGCTTCAAGAACCTCTTTGAACTGCTCTGCCGAAAGGGCTGTTACAGATTGTGACATATCAACAACCGCATCTTCACTCATACCGTCGATGGTATCAGCAACAGCTTCAGCGCGATCTTCACGTTCATCTACAACATCCTGGGTAACATCCAAGACGGTCTTCAGACGCATGATCACGTCCCTCATACCCTCTGTGGTTGCCAAAGACTCTGTTGCCAGAATGTGTTCAATACCTGCAACAACACGTTTTGAACGAACATCGTTAGAACGGTACCCTAGATCATCAAGAGATTCTGTTGCTGGGAAGGTTTTAACAATGTTTTGAATGGAACCATTGTGATTTACAAAAGCTGCTAATGCTTTCGGAAGGCCTGTTGTCTGAACAATATTGTTCAGACGATGTAGATCTTTGAGGTCTTTTCGGAGATGTTTTAAATTTTCAACGGCATAGGTCATGCCTGTTACAGCTTTGTGGTACCGCACCATGGTCTGCATAGAAGGGTTTTTCACATGAGCCACTTGATCGGCAGGATCAGTGGTCACAAGAGAGTTCAAAAATTGAGCAAGCTGGTCCATCGTTGGAAAACTCCATTTCAACGTGTTAAATCAAATGACCGTCTAGGGTAAATGTCTTTTGACAAATATTACCACAAGAGTCCACATGAAGCTCGGGCATATCGGATACCTGAGGAGGTTGACACCATATGTTTGTTTGGGATGGTAATCACTTTAAGAGAATCAAGTGTTACAACAGGAAGACATGCAAGGCCAATGTCACTCACATGGAGATCTTCAAAGCCATTATAGGTGAAGAGTTTCCCATAATGTCGCGTGATGGCATGTGGATGACATCCTGTCACCATACAGGTCAGTGCCAATGCTCCTCGTAAGACTAACTGTTGGTTAATCAGAGTTTGGCGTTCTGTGTCATAAGTTGTTAAAGTAGTACATCGATGTAGGACCGCACCAAAAGTTTTAATGATATCGTCTACATGTGTACGGTGAATGGTTTCTACAGTATCCGTATAACGCCCAGATGCCTGAGCTTCAATCATGTGAATCCATGGGGCTATAACATCACCAACATCTGTTGTTTCAAGTTTAGAAAAGGCAGATTTAAAAATGATATTTTGGAGTTCCCTCGAACGTGTGATGAGATCCGTGGTTGGGCAACATACTGGTAGAAAAGTTAATGGGTCATAATTACTTTGTAAAGTATTGGAACTACTACGACATACTTCATATAAATAATTTAGTTGTACCGAGACTTTTCGTAATATAAGAGAAAATGCGAATTCTTGGAGAGATCTTTTAAAATCCTGCCCTGTTGCTTTTTTGACATGTTCTTTAATCTCATCACCTGTGTGTGTTACCGTCATCATAGATCCTGACGATAAACCATAAAGATTAAGAAGATCATCATCTGCAGCTCGAATATCCATCTTAGAGATGAGATCGATATATGCATAGATAGACGTTAATGTCTTAACAAGTTGAGGAACAGGAGGGGGTATTTTTACATTGTCTGTGGTGAGTTTAGGTGTTTTCATATTGATTGATCTTCTTGTCAAGAGTTGCCAGTTCATCCGTGTAGCGACGAATGATCTCTAATTGTTTCTTGTAGTCAGAAGAGTTCGGATCTACACCATCGAGATCCATCTGAAGAATGGCAATCTTTGCAGAGATCCACTCACGATGCTTTTTATTGCGCTCATAACGCTGGCGCTGCCAGACTGTGATGGCATCACCTATCATAATGAAAGGATTACCAATAAACCCTTGCGAGAGACCTGTCTGAACACGTGAAGAATAATCTGCATCATGTGCATAGTCTTCGAGATTCATATGAGAATCATCAGACGACATATAGATGTCCGTCCCACCTTTACGGAGTTCATTGATATCGGCAAGTATCGTAATAGTGCCTGGGCGAATAAGAAGCATGTTAATAAATTTACCAACTGGCGCAGCATACTTCTCAACACGTTCAAATAAATATTTTGGAGGACGTTCTCCGTTAGGAACATCAAGAAGATACAGCATATCCCCAAAAAAGATAGATGTCATTTCTGCAAGATGCAGATATCCTAGAATGTAACTATGCGATACGCGAAGGTCTTCTTTATCTTTAAGATCAGAAAACAGTTGAAGTGCTTGTGAAAACAATTTATCAAGATCTGTCATGATGAGATTAACAGATGACACGATGGCACCAAGATAGAGCTTATTCTCCTTAACGGTGTAAGCCCCCAATGCCTTACGATAGGTTTCATAGACTGCTAGAACTTGACGATCGGTAGGAGATTTATAGGCGTGCATCTTAATTTTTCGAGCCACACCTTCAAGAAGCTTGATCGTTTCAATGCGAGAGGCTTCATCATACACCGTCTGAACGGCCGTTTGAGTAGTATCCATCTCCTGAAGGATCGCTGGTCGTTGAAAAGAAGTTTTTGATATTTTATTTACAGCACCTTTAATAAAAGCACTGATCTCCGCAAAAATGCTCATCTGGGGATCCTTCTTAATTATACCTAAGGGGGGAAACCTTAGAAAGTTGGTGTACGACCTTGAGAAATGGCTTGAATGGTTTTCATAATTTCAACAACTTCATTATTTGATCCTTTTGGCTTAAACTGATCGAAGGAATATTCTCCTTTGATGTCAAGACCGTTTAAATAGAGAGTTATCTTGTCATACATGGGATCCACAATAAAGATCATTAAAGAAAATGTTTTATTGAAATATTTGTTACGATCAGATGTATTATGAAGATCAAATCCTCCCGTCTGAGATTTAGCTCGAAGAACCGTATCTTCAGAAAACACCATGATCGAAGACGCGAGGTTATTAGAAACAGCTGTTTTGGATTTAGAAGCAGAATTTGAAATGACCTCAAAGAGTCTGTTCCAACGACTCCCTTCTTTCTTTATGCGGTTACCAATATAATCAACAAGAACATTATCCCGATCACTGCGAATAATGTTACGGCGCTGACGAATTTGATCAAGGGAGAAAAACAGATCTAAAAACGAAATCTCACCAACCCGCCATTGCAACCACCGTTGTCCCCAAGATGCCATTGCATCAAGTTTGATAAATTCAACAGCAATCGACGGACGAATGATAATTGGGAAGAGTTGCACAAGAACATTAATTGAGATCTCTTTACCTTTTTCAGCAGCAAATTT